AAACATACATACCTAATGTTAAGCTAATGTTACGCTAATGTTAAGAAATTGTAAAATTTTACTTATCTTTGTACTATCATGTTTAAAGGCAAATATATGTACAAATGGAATAACGAAGGGGGTATTGAATTGGAATATGACGAATACCACAATGAAGAGGATACGGGGGTATTAAATTCACAGGAGGGTATTAAATTCACAAGGAAACAAATGCCTGTCTTTAGTGGGGTATTGAATTACTTTCCTGATGCTATACGTGAACTTTCTAAAGTTTCATACGTAGGAAATCAGCAACACAATCCAGACAAGCCATTGCATTGGGATAGAAGCAAGTCAGGAGATGAGTTAGATGCCCTTGCTCGGCATTTACTTGAAGCTGGAACTATTGATACCGATGGCATTAGACACTCCGCTAAAGTGGCTTGGAGGTCATTAGCTAACTTGCAAAAGGAAATAGAGAATGAAACGGAATAGATTAAAGCAAATAGTTTAGATAGCAATAGCAGTAATAACTATACTTGTGTGGTATGGGGTATTGAATTTATTTACCTCAAAACATACATACCCTTCGGCACAGTCCTCTCTAAGCTGTATTGAATTGCGTACCTACAAGCATCTATTGCGTGATTCCAGTTATCATTCGGAATACTGCCCTTTAGCTTCCATGCGTAATTGTTAAACTCCCGTATTAAATTCACAGAATCTTTATCCACTACTATATTGTAGTCTTGCATAAGTGCAATACCTGATAAGATGCTACCTTTCTTTTTTATGGTAGGCGTTATGTTTTTAAGTCCTTTTGTCTTTAACTCTGATATAAGACGTGGCTCACTATTATCGCATACTATTAGATTATTCCCTGCATACCTTCTACACATCTCAAAGATATTAGACGTAGATAGTCCAGCTTTATAGAAGTGTTCTTTTATCCAAATAGTCTTTCGTAATTTATCTGTCGCAATTTCTACTAATGCCGATGGGTCAACAGAAAAACCAAAGTCTAATCCAAAGATAGTATCTTGCTCTGTGTCGAAGTCTCCAACTTCCCAATGCGTAAATACAACGCCTTCTGCTTTTTCAAGCCATCCACCTAATATCTGGTGCTTATATTTCTCTGGTCTGCGCTGTTTCATCACTTCTACTTGTTCTACAAAAGAAGGAGATAAATGCTTCACGTTATCAAGGTAGGTAGTGTGAATGTACGTTACGTTCTCTTTAACGCCATTATAACCGTCTGTAATGCCTCTATTTTCAAAAAACCTCTCATATATCCAATGCTGTTTAGTTGTGGGGTTTAGAATCAATATACAGCGATTCTGCTTTCCTGTGGCACGAACCGAGTAATCAATCTTCTCAAATGATTCTTCGTCTGTAAGTTCTTCTGCTTCATCCAGTACAAATGTAGTTACACCTTGAATAGATTTTAGCTTTGCGGTTTGGTCTCCACTTGCAGTTTTGATACCACTAAATAGAATGCTGCTTCCTGTTAGGTTGTTGATGATTTCATTCTTTGTAATCGTAAAGTTCTCTGCAATACCCATTAGTTCCAGTTTCTCAATAAACTCTGGAATAATAGACATTGATGCCGAAGTCATTGTATATCGAGTAAACAGAATACGATGCCCTTTCTCATAGGTAAGTAATACCAAGAATGTGTTTACACCAAACGACTTACCAGAACCACGACCACCTGTAATTACAAAGTACCTACTGGCATCCCTAAACAAGGGATTGTATTTAGGATTGAGGTTTATCTTCTTCATTCTTTACCTCAATAGATTCGATGTCGATAGTTTCCTCTGGCTCTAAAAAAGATATAACAGGAATGTTTATCTCTTGCTTTACGTTGATGTCCTTTTGCTCTTTTGGCTTACCGTATTTGTATTCCCATAATAAGCGCAAGTGTGCAAAGGATTCTTTACTCATCTCGGCAAGTGTTTCCCACGCCTTCTTCTCACTTCCAAAGGCACGTTTCATTGAACCCAGCGCAAAGTTCTTTATGTCCTCTTCTTTGGCTTTGGGCTTTCTCCCTTGCCCTCTGGACACTCCTTTTATTGCGCCATTGTTCCTACGACCATCGGAGTAAGGCACGTGAGGTTTCTTCTCCTTTGGCTCTGGCTTTGGTTTAATCGGTATTCCTAATTCGGCTTTCTTCTCGTCTGGTATCAGACTTCTTTTACTTGGTCTTGGCATGATTAAATAATAAAGTTCATACCAATCTGTTTAACTGATTGATTTATAATGCCCTACTCACAAGTTTGCAATAAACATTCCTAAATTTATAATCTTGATTTCAGGCATTTACTTAATATATTTTATGTGATATACCTTCTGATGCGTAATAAACTTTTGTTTGCTGGTTTCTTGGTCTTATGTTGTTAGACCTCTCTTTTTTGATTTCCTCTTTTAGAGTCAATATCTTATCCTTTAAAGACTTAATCTTGTTTTGTAAATCTTGCACTTCAAATCTTAATTTCATATTCTCTTCCTCTAAATCTACTTCAGGCTCTCCAGCCAGTCCGTAAAACCTATCCTGAATTGAATTGTACATTTTTCTAAAGTCGGCATTTAACTTATAATCATATTCACATTCTCTTACATGATACAATACTGTTGAATGGTCTTGCTTCAATGACAAGGTTTCTCCTATTGCATCTAATGACATTTTGTTAAATCTCTTCTTNATTATAGAATAGTATATACGTCTTGCATATACATATTCTCTTTTTCGGGTACTAACCTCTAAAGATACCCCNGTTTTTTCCTCAACTATTNCCTGTAAAAATTTTATTTCCGTATTCATCTAATTCTTTTTGATATTGATTTAATGCTTCTATTGCGCCTTGACAGCACTCATAATTCTCTAACTCCTGAAAATGCTCAACTAAAAAGCGAACCTCTGTTATAAGTAAATGACCGCTTCTAAGTGAAAGTAATACATCCTCTCTACACTCCTCTTTAAGATTGTGATTCATTTTCTTTATCTTCTTTAGGCAACTTATCAATAACCGCCTGTATCATAGCGTAAAGCGTTGTAACAGCTTTTTCTAAGGCGTTAATGCGTTGTTGTTGCGTTAATTTCTTTTGCCTCATAATGTACCTTTTATTGTGTATTGGTGTAAATCTGCATCACTATCAATCCACTTGTTATATATGCCNACCGCACTATCGACAAGGCGTTCTCCCTCATAGTAGAAATCCTCTGAAACATTNTACAAAGCAATATCTCTTGTGTCTTTNCATATACATAAAAATACAAAATCTTTATAGTTTATGCCAAATAAATTACAATAAATATATACCTGACTTGCATAACCATATTTACGAGCATTGTAAGGGAAGCTACCCTCTGCAAGACCGCTTGTGGTTTTTAGGTCAACAATCATTTCCCCTGCATTAAGGGCATCTGCCTTCGCTCTAAAAGGGCGAGACATGATATTACCGATAGCTGGTTTCTCGTACTCTAATCCCTCTATAAGCTGAGCCGCATCACTATTAGAATAAACGGCATCAGCAAGTCGCATAGTATCGTCATACTCCTTTCTCAAGAAGGTCATGGGGTTTTCACTAAACGCTTCTTTATATATCTTTGTGTTCTTTGTACTGGCATCAACAAAGTTTAACTGACCGAATTTTTCGACCTCAAATACAGCGAGGTGTAAAAGCCATCCTGCTGTCATTGCACTTGTGCGTTTATTGCCGAACTTCAAAGAATTATGGTATGCTTTAGGAGACTTATTCAGGAGTTTAACGCTACTACTGCTCAATGCGTTCTCGCCTAAGTAACCGTAATAAAACTCGTCATTATGCATTTGCTTCAGAATAGTATCTTCATCCCAAAACTTTCCGTCTAATGTAACTATGCTATTTCCCATTTTCTATATTCTTTTTTATCTCGTCTTGAATAAGGTGTATTGGATGAAACATCATAAACACATTATTTAGGGAATTTCTAACATCATCTCTATTCTTCTTACCAGCCTCAGAGTAATACCACTCTTTGTACTCCATTTCCTCTTGGTATCTCTTTTCCATCATATCTATGCGCTCAGAATCTAAACCGCTTTCTTCTCGCATCATTTGAAACAACTCACTTGATTTACTCATTTTATTTGTTTTAGTAATAACTTAATTAACTTCTCTATTTTATCTAATGCCCAACGCAAAGGTGTATCAAGTACATAATGGAATATCAATAAGACACTCTCAAGCATCCAAAATGACACAACAAGTAATACAATGATTACAAGTTTAAGTAAAACTAAGGGGTGTAAAATAATCTTTATAACTTTCATTTGCTTCTTATTTTAAGCAAATATACACATTATTTTTTAATCAACAAAATATGCACAAAAAAAAGAGCTACCGAAGTAGCCCTTTAGCTATTAATAAAAATTATACAAAAAGATGATTAAAGAATAATCAATACAAATATATAAAATATATATTATATACGCAACTATTGGTTTGGATTATATTGGTCTTTAAATATCTTGTAGCAAACAGCAAGTCGCTGGTCTCCGTCTTTAAACTCCTGTATCATCTTAGCATTTCCAATACATCTGATGATAAAGTCTTTTTGCTTCTCGTATTTCTTTGGTCTAATTAGTGGCATGATTAAATAATAAATTGGCTTTATTTTGTTTTATAGCATACTTGTATAAGTCAGTCTTTTTTACAAGATACGCCTTTTTAGATTTAGTATCTCCTTTACCTACAAATTCACGAAGAGGTGTTTTAGTGTCCTTCAGGCATCTATGTATATCGTCAACTGTAAACCAAGACAACAATTCGCCATCGTACCAAACCCAGTAGTCAGCCTTTGTTGTAGATAGCGCCGAAGGCTTACCGTCAAATTCAATCTCCACAACAATGTTACCAGTATATTTGGATTTCTCATCAGACTTTACCTCAACGCTTTTTTCTATCTCAGGAATNTATAAATCNTAGTCTTTAAAGTAACCCTTCTTTTTGTANGCTTCGGGATATTTCTCNTGTATAATAGAAAGAACAAAGTTCTCAATCTGCTCTCCCCTTGATAAATCCCTGAAGAATGTTATGTTATCTGTTAAACTCATTGTGTATCTTTAGTAACTTCTGCTTTACAGGCTTAAAACAACTTGAACAGTTTGTGGGTTGTAGTTTATCATTGAATATACGGTTATATACAGAGTAAACCTCTTTCACCATACTACCACTAATAGTGTTTTTACCTTGAGTAAAAAGCCAGTTAATGATGTCTAATTCTTCATCTGTTGGTGCGTTATACTTTTTATAAGGGAATAAGTCATTCAGCAATTCCTGTCTATTTTCGCAACCACAATCCTCTCCCAGTACTGCTTTCGCTACTTTAGCAATGCCAGTCTTGCGAAGCACTTTCTCTACTGTATCTCCAAGACCAGTAGATTCAATATCTTTTTTTTGCTTTTTTGTACTCATCGTATAAATTTTCTTTTATTACTACTTTGGCATTTTTTATCGTGTTGAATATGCTACTTAGACTTATTTTAGTTTCCTTTGAAATATCTCGCATCGACATATCCGTTTTATAGTAGAGGTTGAAAATGCCTTTATCATACCAATACCATTCATCAACGACCTGTTCCACTCTCTCAAAAAGGGCTTCGAGTCTTTCCTTTTCCTCGATAGAATCATAGCTATTTTCCAGCATTCTATTAAGATTATAATCCGTAATTTCATCCGTATATATAATTCTCGAATCCTTCTTAGTGCTATTGTGTATGTTTGCATAATATAAATTTCTTAACGTAATGTAAATGTAAAACGTATTGACCTCATCTTTATTGTACATAATTTTATGAGGTTCTTTAACGTAATCAAATATCCTAATAAACATTTCCTGTACAATCTCTGATGCCTCGTCATCTGATATATCAAACGATTTAGCCATTCTAAGCCAATCATCATATTTACTTGCTAATTTTTGTAATAGTTCCTCTTTGGTCAACATAATCTATAACGGTTAATACTTGTTCAAGTGAATTACAGACCGCATAGTTCCCTCGCCATTTATTCTGAAATTCTAATTCGTCAGGTGTTAATTTCTGTTGACTTTTTGTTTTGCTTCCGTCTTTAAGTTCAATGAGAAAATTATCGTTTCGATACCCTAATATAAGGTCAGGCGCACCTTTTCCTAACTGGTGTGTATGTAATACCGATACATCTAACTTTCTCAACTCTTTTACTATTTCTTTTTGATTTGCATCTACTCTTGCTTTTTTTCGCATCTTTGAACATCTATTTTACTGAATGGTGTATATCCATTAAAGTAATATCTCTGTTCTCTTATGTTAAAATTGATGCCATCCACGTCTTGAGGGATGCCTACCAACTTTTGTTTCTTAATCTTTTGCGTTCCAAAGATAACACTTGTATCTGAGAAATCCAAAGCACGATTTGGTCTCCACACAAACGCTACATTATCAGCTTTATCGGCAAATGTGCCACCACCTTTAATACGGTTTACATCGGGTTTTATATACCTTCCTGAATCGTCTTTNAGCGGTGTAACTTGATGCGCTACTAAATTTACGCTAATATGGTTGTCTATTGCAAAACGCTTTAGTTCAGACATAAATCGACTGATATACAAGTCCTCTCTCTCGCCACTATACATCTTATGCTGTACTGTATTGTATGGGTCAATGATTAAAGAACGAATGCCCTGCGTTTGAACAAGAAACTTAGCACGTTCAAATATCGTGTTAAGGTTAAAGTTCTTCTTGGGGTATATCAAGAAAAAGTGTTTCTTAACAAACTCGATTGCCTCCATATATTCAGCTTTAGTCATCTGATTATTCTTGTAGTATGGGTCGGCACTCTTTCCTATATACATTTCTACAATGTCATTGAAAAAGTCTTTCATCGGCATATTCTCAGGACTAAACACGCCAAACTTCCAGCCATCGTGAAATGCCTTTATTGTTGATAGCTGATTTAGAAACAATGATTTACCCTCGTTCTGATACCCTGTCCAAATGTTTACCTCGCCCATTCTCCAAGTCCACGCTTTATCTACCTCTTCTATGTAGGTGGTTGAACCACGCTCTTGACCGTTCTCAAAGCCATCTAACATAGATTCCATTACATCTTCAACTTCAAAGATGCCCTCTACTTTGGGCGATTTAGCGTTTTTAAGGCGTTTTTGTAGACTTTCTACGCCTTCCGATAGCAAGACATCATTTGCATCCTTAAACGGTCTTAAATCGACTAATTTGCATTTATCAGCACCAAAACGTCTAATAAGTTCTTGCTCAAGAACACGACCATTATCGTCATTATCTGTCGCAATGTATATTTTTGATGCCTCATCAAATACATCATAGCAAGTAGTTAAGCACTCCAGTTTCTTGTCAATACTTTTATCGCCCTTATTTGGCGCACCCATATTAACAGAGGTATGAAACGAGACCCCTGCAACTTCCCATGAAAGAGAATCAAACTCTCCCTCGCATATAACAATACTCTTCTGACCTTTAACACCATCGTAATTGTATATGATTGGTTTGGCATCTTTAGCCTGAATAAAGAACTTTCCGTCAACACCACGCTTTTTGTAGTTTACAAGTTCTCCGCCCTTTATGTAGGGAAACACAATAAACTTATCATCAGTAGATGAAGCAATCTTGTTTCGTTCTATAACTTCATCTGTAATGCCTCTGTCATTGAGAAACTTCTTTCCTTTGGCACTTAGTTTCTTGATTCCTTTTCTCGTGGGTTCAACGTATGTTTTATTCATTCTTATTGTTTCTTTGATTGTGTTTTTAACTGTTCCATAAAATCCGCATTTGTGGCAATTATAAATGCCCTCTACAAGATTTATTGACAAGCAAGTGTCTTTCCAATTCTCCTTGCCAATAGACCTGCATTTAGGGCATCTAAGTTTTTGTTGAGGCTCGTTTCCCTTCGGTTCAATGCCTATTTTCAAAAATTCTTCTACAAACATTTGGTTATCTCGTTTTTTATTTGTTTTTTTTATATATATAACATGATATATGTTTTATAACACGATATATCTTTTATATAACACGACATATATTTTTTATATAACAAGCCATATAATAATCAAGATATAACATGATATATAGATATGTCATGTTATAGTTTGAAACTTGGGTTGACATAAATCTTTCTCTGCTTTCCGTCATTCCCAATACTTCTTGTCTCACGTCTAATAAAGTCGCTACGCTCAAGTCTATTTAAAATTCTATATAAAGTCCTGTCTTTAAGTGATAAAGTGTCGCAAATGTGCTTATTTGAAGCGAAACAGTAACCCTTGCCTTTACATAACGACTTAACATACGACAATACAGCTTTCTCGGTAAATGTAAGTTTATCCATACCTTCTAAATTTACCTTAACGTATTTATAATTCATAGTGATAAAAAAGGGGGGCAAAGCCCCCCTCGTTATTTAGAACGGAAGGTCTGCGTTTTCTTCGACAACCTCCTGTTTGGTTTGTGGTTTACTTGGTACAAACTCATCAATGAATACAGTATGTGTGTTTCCATACATATCTGCCTCTCTCATTTTTCCAATAGTAAGGGCGAGATAACGCTCTCCGTTTTTATGCTCCTTAAAGAAATCCTTAATCTTAGATTCTGCTATTGAAAAATTAACTAATTCTGCGCCATTCTGCGCTTGTCTGCCTTTACCGACATACTTCTTGTTGTTCATAATTTATTGATTTAATAATTGTTCTTCTACTTTTTTACTTACTTTATACTTCTTTCTAATATCCTTCATAGTGAAGCCATCTTTGATAGCTTGTATCGCCCTTGAAAACTTCTCTGTATCTTCGGGATTCAACCATTCAAGTTCTTCATTTGCCGATATATTAGGCGATTTTGTAGGGATATTCTTCTTTGTATTATCCAAAGTGTCATTATCCTTAGTATCATCAATTAGAAACAGTCCATTTAAGGCATACTTTCGGGCATAAGATGAACTTGTGCCAAATGATTGCGCTATATCCATACCCTTTTTATTAGGCTCGATACCAGCTTGTGCTTTAACCTCAATAACTCCTTCCATATCCTTAAATTGTGCAGTAGCCTCAACATAAGAGATTCCATTATCCATTTCAACTATAACATCAGAAATGGTAAGAACAACCTTGTGTTCTATTAATAGGGGTTTTAATCCCTCCAGTATATCCTCACAACTTCGATATTTATATTTACCGAAACTGTTGTATTGATTTTTAGGTGCTTTCAGTCTCCCCTGAATGTCAACCAGTTTTTCATATATATTCATAGTGCAAATATATAAATTCCAACTGACATTACAAAATAATATCGAAATTATTGAAGTTTTCTACGTATTTATTCGTTGTCGAAAGCCTAAATGCCCTCTGACCGTTGTTAGGTAATATGAAGAATCCATTGTATTTTTCATGCCATACAGCAAAAAAATCTACATCTTCTTTAGAGTAATAACCCTTTCCGTTCTTTATTTCTATTTGAGGTATCTTTTGGTTGCCCTGTGAATATCTACCATCAGACATATACTTCACTTGAACCTTGTATAATATGCTTTTTCTCTCAAGTATGCAGTCATAGGTGGAGGCATCTAATAGAGGCATAGATACGTTAAACCCTTTCTCCATAGCCATTGTTGCAAACTTATATTCAGCAAAGCAACCTTTTTGATTTATATTCACGCCACTAATATACGAAAAAGGGGCGGAAAAACCACCCCTTCTGACTAAAAACAAATGAAAACAGGATAAAAACAGAAAAATACCCAGTACAAATATACCCTATTAGATTCACAAAGGGGTATTAAATTCACAAAAGTTATTAACGCCCTTGTCCTCTGTACTTTTTCTTATAACCCCTTTTACCAACAGAAGCATTCTTTGAATGTACNTTTGGTCGCTTACTTCTTGCAGAAGGTGTAAATACGTTAATTATNTTCNTTGCCACTTTTTTTATTCTTTTCCCAAGTTCTTCCAACAAAGTACGCACCATAGACTGTAATGAGTAGTGTTTGAAAAATAGGGATATATTCTTTCTGTATGCTAAACTCTCCAATGTTTCCATCGGTAAATGCCAATAAGGTAAACATAACCGTAAGAAAGACCATAGTAAGCGGTCTGATGTTCTTTGACAAAAAGCTATCGCTTTGCATATCATACTTCCAACGCTCTGTAACTTGTTCTTGGGCATCTTTATCTGCTTCTTCTAATAGTTCTTGTATCTTTTGCTTGGCTTGTAATCGTTCTTCATCGGTTGTAGTAACCTTGTCTATGATATTTCCAATATCTTTTATTAAACCGCCTGTAATTAAGTTAAACAGCTTTTTCATGTATTCTAATTTGAAATTGCACTATAAACAAATAAAGATTAAACTCATCAAAAGGGTATTCTTCGTTCTTGGGATAGTAACTCATACCGCCTATAAACGATGTTGGAAATAAGGAAATTATTGCTANNCTNATCATTAGTAAGTCCAGATTACNTTAGNNTCTTTNTCTTTNTCNATNTCAATNTGNATNAAATTATCNGNAATGCCAATACGATTTATGCCNACNTCCAANANNGCATTTAATAACTTAAAACGCATTCTTGAATTGCGTATTGCTATATCTACCGCTAAACCTTTTGTATGGCTGCTTCCCTCAACTCCGTTAATAGCATCATTATGAGCTGGAGTTCTAAAGCCAGATGTGATAATAATAGGCTCTCCCACAAGCTCCCTGATTTCATCAAGCATTGAAAGTAACCCCTTATCCATCAACTGCCCACTACCCTGTACATCAGGGCTGTCAAACTCGCTGTAATTAAAGTATTTCACTTTTTATTTCTTAGTTGCCACCACTTTTGAGCAGTATATGCAATAGAAACTACAAGCAATATAATCTTTAAGCTATCTTCTATAAGGTCAAACGTGCTTATTGTTATCGCTGATAAGTTCAATAGATATACTCTCAAAGTAGTTAAGTCCATAATTAGTTGCTATAAGACCACCCTGCAAAAGTGTGGACACCGTTACCTTCTTCTATTGTAATCTCTTTAGAAGCCCAACCATAAGGATAAGCAATAGCTGTTACAGCAGGAGTNATTACGTTACCTTCTTCGTCAAGTACAGCAGCTTCTGTTTCTTCTGTGATTTCAGATGCCTTCCAAAGAACATCAACAGAATACTTGTCTGCAAGTACAGGCGCAGTAAGCTCGTTACCTTCTTCATCGTAAGTGCCTTCAGTTACTACTACGTGTCCTAATTTAACAACCGTATGGCTGTGTGAAGGNTNGCTTTCTCCATCTACTTCTTGGTGTGGTAGAGCNGCAATTCTTGTTTCTGCTAACTCTTGTGAGCCGAACTCATATTTTTTGAATATATATTTCATTGTATTAAATTATAAAGTTGTTAGTGCTATTGCTTCAGCTTCTGTTAGTTCTGTATTATATGCTTTTGTATCTACTAAATTTAAAACACCTTTGTTTTCATTTGCCATATCCGCTTGTATTCTAATATTTTCAAATGTTATTGCATCACCATTATAAGCTTGACTTAAAATTAAAGCACCGTTTGCATATATTGAAAATGTAGAAGTGTTTACTGTAACAACAATTTTAGCATCTTCAAGTTTACTTACTGTTGTAGATTGAAAGTTGCTATCAGTACTACTTTGTATTCTTATTCGCCATTCAGTAGGGTTTGTATTTAATGCAACATAAGAGGAATTATCTGTTGAACTATCAAGAAAGTAACGCATAATAAAACCCGTATTATTTACATCACTTGCACCTATTTGACCTTTTACATACCAATAAAAACTGGCTTGATTTGACAAAGTTAAAACTTCCGTAGAGGTGTTATCAGCGTTGTCTTTACTCCTTGTTACAGCACTTCCTGACGTTGGTATATACGAAGTAGCGTAGCCTCCTTCTTCAAATTGTGCACCCCATATTAACACGTTTGATGTTCCGTTAAGCTGAACACCAGTTGGGTTGCCATTATTATTTGCTAAAATGACAACAAAGTTCCCTGATGTAACAGAGCTTCCTGTTTCAAATCCAATAGAACATCTGTACCAACCATTTCCGTAGTCCTCTATTGATGCTCTTGTGTGTGCCGCCGCTTGAGTATGTATCGTTCCGTTAGATAAGTTAAAAATAGTGTCAGCGTTAGCAGGTTGGTTAAAGCCACCTGTTCTTAACCCTCCAAAATTTAAACTATTTGCTTTCATAAAAACACTCATTTGATAATCAGTTGATGTGCTTACTGTGTAATTTTTAAACATTCTAACAGAACCCGCACCCCCACTATTGTCATCCTTAAACTTAATAGCTGTATTACTTCCATCAGGTGCGATACCACTATTCAAATCTATTGCACCAGTTGAAAAACTAAAACCTGTCATATCATCACTATCAGCAATTAAATTCTGCCTTTGTGGCTCTAATAGCAAATGCCCTTTACTGTTGTTTAGAAAGTCAATACGTGGTTCGTCAATACCTACTGTTTCGATTAACCCATCTCTATTTACTCTTGTTGCTGTTGATGCTCTATCAAA